TATGGGTGACACCAAAAGGAGAACACATCTGGAAGAAATCTACTGATAGGGATTTATCTTTTGTCCTTTATTTGAATGATAATTTTGAGGGTGGTGATTTTATATTTCCAGATCATGCAATCAGAGTAAGACCAGAACCAGGTATGCTAGTTGCTTTTCCTTCTACTCATTTTTATAAGCACGGTGTCGAACCAGTGACAAAAGGTAAAAGATATTCTATAGTATGTTGGGCTACTGTAAAAGGTGCTCCATCGATGAAAGAAATGAATGATAATCTATCAAAACAATATGGTGTTCCTGTGATTTAAATTATGGCAAATATTTTGGGATTGCAGTTCGGGCACGATGGTTCAGTCTGTCTTGTCAAGGACGGTAAGTTAGAAGCATGTGTAGCAACAGAAAGAATTACAAGAAAGAAAAAAGATCAGGCATTCAATGATGATGTAATAGATTATGTTTTACAACAATCGAATCTAACATTCGATGATGTAGATTGTATAGCGACCAATGATTTCAAGCAAGAAGTTTTTGGCAACAAATATCTCATAGAAGATATGCCTATGAGAGGGAAGAAAGTGAAGAGTTATATTATTCCTCATCATATGGCACATTGTGCTTCGGTATATTATACAAGTTCATTCGATGATGCTTATTGCTTCAGTATGGATTGTAGTATGGGAAAACCAGAAGCAAATTCATTAGTTGCCTATGGAAAAGGTAAGAAGTTGATGGCAGAATATTGCCCTAATAGAATGGAAGGAGTATTATATGGTGAGGTGACAGAGAAGTTAGGATTAGGTTCAGCACTTCATAAGGCAGGAACTACGATGGGTCTAGCATCCTATGGAAAACCATTTGAGTTTGATTGGCAATCATATACTGATGAGATTAAACATAAGATGGATGTTGCAGCAACAGTTCAACAAGTATTAGAACAAGTTTCTCTAAAAGTTATTGAAGACATGGATGATAAGACAAAGAATCTTTGTCTGTCTGGTGGATCATTTCTGAATTGTAATGCGAATGCAAAAATAGTAAAGGAATCTAAGTTCAAGAATTATCATATCTATCCTGCCTGTGGTGATGATGGAACTTCTGTGGGTTCAGCACTCTATGTGTCACATCATATCTTTGGTGAGCCAAGACATGATTATGAACAGAAAGATCTTTGTTATACTGGAAAAGATTATCAAGTACAGGAACCAGATTATAAACTGTTGGCACAAGAACTTGCCAATGGAAAGATTATAGGATGGTTCCAAGGTAGATCTGAGTTCGGACCAAGAGCACTAGGTAATCGTTCTATACTTGCTGACCCTAGAAATCCACACACCAGAGATATTATTAATCATGTAGTCAAGAAGAGAGAATGGTTCCGTCCATTTGCTCCTGTAGTATTGGAAGAACATTATAAAGACTGGTTTGATTTCCCCATACCTAGTCCTTATATGCTCTATACGGCACCTGTAAAACAATCAGATAAAATACCTGCTGTGACTCATGTAGATGGGTCTGCGAGGTTCCAGACCATCAATGAGAAGACGAATCCAAACTACTATAGATTAGTCAAGGCATTCTATGAATTAACTGGTGTTCCTGTACTATTAAATACCAGTCTGAACGGAAATGGAGAACCAATAGTAGAAACACCTGAAGAAGCAAGTGAGTTTTTTAATAATTCTCATTTGGATATGATAGTTGTTAATGGTTGGTCTAAATATAAATAACTAAAAATTGTTTCGGAAAATGACAAAGTACATTAAACATTATTGGAAAAAAGTTTCTGATAGTTCATGGGTTACTACAGATGGTAGTGTAGTAGAAAAAAGACATCCAGAGGCAGAATATGCTGGACTTGGTGTAAAAATGTGGATGAAAGATAATGGTGGTAGTGGAATTGATGTATGTCTATCAGAGATTCCTGATTCTACTTCTGCATCAGATATTACTGAAGGTTCTAAGAAAGCAGTTCAGGTATTAACTGAGACTCAGTACAATACAGTCAAGACTCCTTACTTTGAGGCATCAACTCTTTGGGGTGAATCACAAGAATTAACAGGTGATGACAAGACTGCAAAAGAAACTGCAGCTGCTGCTAAAGATGCAGAAGCACAAAGTGCCTTGGATGCATTATAAGCTTGACATTTAATTAAATGTCTTTTATAATATTCTCATCTTCAACGTCCTTGTAGTTTCGGGATTGAAGTCACTTTCCTGTGGTGGGGAAAGTGTGTTGGTGAGAACATAAGGGGAGTTTGACTCCCCTTTTTTATTTTATAAATTATTATGTCAGAAAAATTAATAAAAATGAATTTTGCAGTTTACACTAAAGAAGGGTGCCCATATTGCGATAAAATAAAACAAGTATTAGAGTTGACAGAAAGTAAGTTTGTGGTATATAATTTAAATAAACATTTTAATAAGGATGCTTTTCATGGTGAATTTGGTAAAGAATCTACCTTTCCACAGGTAGTATGTGATGGAAAAAAACTAGGAGGATGTATTGACACAATCAAATACCTCAAAGAACAAAAAATTATTAAAAACTAGTCTAAATAAAGAAAATATACCCTCTAATAGAGGTATTGAGTTTATTCTTAGTGGAGGTAAGAAAAAAAGAAAACCATTTCACATTATATTTGATAATGTTGTTTGTTTCTTTAATAGAGAGATAGACATTTACTTTGAATTTTCCTTAAATTTGAGGAAAAAAAAATAATTCTAAAGGAGGTAACAAATGACCATAGAAACTATACTAGTCTTAGTGTTGCCAATATCTTTTTTATTATTTTGTGCAGGAGCACTAGGTGGTTGGATTGCACGAGACTACATGATGAACTATCAGGAAATACCACGACCTCACCCTGAGATGTTTGATGAAAATGGGAACTTAGTTCCAGATGAGGTTATAGCATTCAGATTTGAAAACAATTATGACTACGACGAAGAAAACGAAAACTAAACCAACAATAACAAGAAATAAAAAGGCTACACCTTTTGTTGTTGATAATTTACCATCCAGACCTTTAGTGTTTGAAGTGTTAGATTTAGTATCCCGTTCAAGAAGTAAAGCAAAAAAAATAGCAACTCTTCAAAAATATGATGATCAATCATTAAGAAGAATTCTTATATGGAATTTTGATGAATCTATAGAATCAATACTTCCAGAAGGTCCTGTTCCTTATGTTGGATATGATGAACAGAATACTTATAATGGAACCTTGAGTACTAAAATATCTCAGGATGTTCGTACTATGCATGAGACAGGAAATTTTTCTTTAGGTGTAAGTGATCAACAAGGTCATACAACTATTCGTAGAGAGTCAAAGAATTTTTATCATTTTGTTAAAGGTGGTAATGATGCGATGAGTAATATACGTCGTGAAACGATGTTTATTAACATTCTTCAAGGTCTTCATCCATTAGAGGCAGAGATTGTTGTTCTTGCTAAGGATAAATCAATTTCTGATAAGTATAGTATTACAAAAGAAGTAGTTTCGGAAGCATATCCTAATATTGTATGGAGTAATCAATCATGACTGTTGTGAAAGAAGAAAAAAAAATCATATGGACAAAAGAAGAGAAGGAAAAACTCAAAAGTGAATATGGGTGTGATATTATTGTTGAAGATGGTTCTTTAGAAGACGTTCGTATTAGTCAAGCACCTAGTGATGCTTATATTATAAAGTATATGCATGAAGATAAGATTCGCCATGATCTGACAAGAGGAACTAAAGTAAAATTATTTGATATGTATTGGGACAAGTTTAAAGATGGCATAAAGTCTATTGAATATGGGATGGGCACTATCAAACCAAACCTTTGGGGATATCAATCACCTAAACAATCAAAGAAAAAAAAGAAATGAATTGTTGGCACTGTAATACTGAACTTATATGGGGATCAGATTTTGATGCTGAGGATTATGGATGTGAAGATGAATACTCTATTGTAAGTAATCTCTCATGTCCTAAGTGTGAATCATTTGTACAGGTGTATTATCCTAATCAGAAATGAAACTCCCATCCCTCCAAGATATAATAAGGAGATACTTTCGTCTTCCCCGTAAAAAATTATGGATTGCTGCTTTGAAACTCAATCGTGCTCCAGTTATATGGTGGGATGAGAAAATAGAAGCAAAAAGAAATAAGGAAAAAATTCAAAAAGAAAAAATAGCAAGTCTTTATCCATCTAAAAAATAATTATGGCAGCACTAATTTGTAATTTACCCTCTTATGAAGTCTGGGTAAGAAAAGAATATCTTACTGATCATCAAAGTGGTCATGGAGAATATGTAAAAGGAATTTGGGTATCTGCAAAATCAATACCTGGACGTGCATTTTATTTTGAAACATATTTACCAGAATATGCAGCAATGTTTGATAAATTACCAATTAGTGCATTCTTATCATCACCAGAAAAACCTGATCCAGATATGGAATTACATAATCTACAATTCTGGAATTGCATGGACTATGGTGTTGTAGCAGTGCAGAAACAATTTATAGGTTCAATGCACTTTGAAATACTCACAAGAGATTATGGAACACAGACAGGAACATACATTTGCACCTTAGATCATTATCATCAAGATGTTGATGCAATTGATTATTCTACAAGTGAAAATCCATCAGAGCACAAATCATCTAATTTAATAGAATTAGATAATGGTCAGTTTGCATTGTATCCTAATAATAGAATAAGAATTTATGATAATAGTTTGACACCAGAACATCCTAAGGATCCTGACTTTAAAGTATCAACAGTATACTATCAAGTTGAAAATGGTCATGACCGTGATGGTTTGGGTAATGATGAGAACTATTTTTGGAAAACTGCTAAAGAAACTAAAGAGAAAGATAAATAATTAAAATAGAATGTGTTTGTTGATATAATATACACTCGGAGAAAAAATGCTACCATTATTGTTAGTAGTATCAAATACTATGTCAGAAATTAATCCATCTGATGTAGAGTTTATCAATCAGGAATCAACTATTGAGATTATAATATCAGATACTCCAGTAAATATGGATGGTATTTGTGTTGCAACCAGTTTTACTGACCACGTTTGCTACTAAGGAGACGGATCACCAAAATTGACTTTAGTTTTCAAAAATCGGGTAAAAAAAACTCCAATATTTTTTTGATCCATAGGATTTTGTAACACATATTACAAAACTACTTGACTATATACTATACATGTGTTATTATTAACACAATCGTTCAACCTGATACATTCAGGTCGCAAGTAAGCCGACTCGGAACGGGTTCGTTCATCCTCATGTATAATCTTCTTCTTAGTTTAATAGCTCTTGGTGCTCCCATTAATTGTGAGGATGCTAATGAATTATTATCTTTAGTTCGACCTTTCGATCCTAAACGGTTGGAAATGGTCAGAGTGATCGTGGCACATACTGATCCAGTATGTTTTGTTGAGGACGCACAAGTTGACTGAAGGAACGGAAACACGGATCACTCGCAAGAGTTAAAGGTGTAAATTTCCAATTCCAACAGGAGCAAATCAAATGGCACAAGTCACTTATCGTGGTGTTAAGTATGACACTAACGCAAAAAAATCTCAGCAATC